TTGACTATGTCCCACAACATATTCAATTCTTCTTTGAATCTCATCATTCATCCATTCAATAGCTTCATATTCTTCATCAAACAACTTAACCACTGGTTGAGTATCTAAAGAATCTAAAGCGTAGGTTACTTTATATTTCATAGTCACTAACCTCTAAAAGTAGTTGTTGTTCTTTTGCATATTCTTTGTACTCTTGTAGTTCTAATTCATTTAAAATTAAATCTTCAAAAGTAGTCCATGCTGAAAATGTTTTAACTAGATATTTCATAATTCACTCCATAGTTTTGAATGTGCAATATACCAAAGAATATTTTTTAACTTCTTTATCTCTTTTTTATTTAGTCTTAAATCTATCTCACCTATACACTTAGGTAGTAAATTATGATTCATAACTAAATATCCCGCAGAATCATAAATTTCAGAATAAATCTCTTCTTTATTAGATTCATTCATTGTTTTTGGTTTTTGATTTTCGCCTTTAATAGGCTTTGATTCATTCATGGCTTTGATTTAAATTGTTATGTCTAAATTATATCATAATATTGTATATACTCAAGTAAAATAATTATTAAATATAAAAAAAGAGACTTTTTTAAGTCTCTCAAAATACCTTAGATTGAACTATAAAGTAATAATTATTATTCTCATAGCCTATTGCCAATACTTCCATATCTTTATGATGCTCATTAAACGGCCATTCTCTTATTAATCCAATACACGCCAGATAATAATTATCCACTGCGTCAAGATCATCATCCCACTCTATAGTCTTACTCCACGTTGTATTATTATCTCTTTTTAAATAAACCTTGGCTCGCGCCTTTAATTTATTTGTTCCAGGTAAGTATTTACTTTTAATTAAATAACCTTTAACTTTAGTTTTTAAAAAAATACTGTCTTTTTTCATAACATTAACTCCATGCTAAATTGATTAATTAATTCATTTGATAATTCATTTATTAATTCATTATTCATAATTATACCTCGATATTTAAAATCTTTTTTAACTATGTATTTATAAAAATTAAAATTTTTTTCAATCAATTCATTCTTATGATTAAAACATTCATAACTAAAATCATTGTTATTTCTTGTTAATAAATCATATACAGTCTTATTATTCATATAATCAGGCTTTAAACCTTTTTTTAACTTCAGTTCCCAATTAGAATAAAATCTTTTAAACCTTACATAACTTATAATATTTTTACCTAAGTACTTAGTTGTATATTTAAAATAATAACTTTTATTGATCTCAAAAGTTTTTTTATTCTGATAAAAAATAATTTTACTTATATTCATTTTATAACCTCTTTTAATTTCATATTCTCTTTAATTCTCATTAGTGCCATATTAGCCTTATGCTGACTAACCATAAACCCGCCGCTATCATGTTCTAATTTATCTAAATACATTAATGCTTGATGATATGTTTTAAAATTATGCTCGCATGTTCTAATGCAATTCACTTTACAGTTAACAGTCACATATCTAATTTTAAATATTCTATCCTTTTCATCATGTCTTATTTCATGTTCACTTATTCTTTCATATTTCAAGATCTCACTTGTAATAAAATAAGTACAATCTTTTAAAACTTTCACATCTTTATAAATTATAGATTGAAAGCCATCTTTTGTTTTTTTATCAAAGAATAATGGATATTCTTTTTTAATCTTACTTATATTTGTAAGATGATTTTTTTTAATAGTCACAATAATAAATTTGTAAGATTTTTAATAAATTAATCTAAATAAATTATTTAAATTAATTTTTTAAACCTAATAAATATTAGGCTTAAAGAATTAATCTGTTAATGGATGACTGACTGATTCATAAACTAATTTCTTATTCATCTCATGCATATTTTTTAAAAAATTATCCTCTTTCTTATTCTCTTTTAATTCTCTTTTTAAATTAGCTATTTCTATATTCTTTCTTGTTATCTCTAATTGTGCATCAATTAACTCTTGATAAAGAATTTCTTCTCTTTTTGTTCTTGGTGTAAATGTCATAATTAAAAACCTCGAATTAATAAAGCCTGTTCAGCCTGGGCCTTTTGAAATTTGTTCCCTTTTGTTAAGAGGTATTCACAAGCCGAATTATCATTATTGTTAATACATTGATTTAACGTACTACGGTTTAAACCTGATCCAATAGAACTAATCAGCCCTATAGAACCAATAGAAAGAAATAAAAATAAGTTTCTCATTTTTGTAAGATTTGAAATAATTTTATTTGTGTAAAGTAATAGCTATCTGTAAATGAACTAATCTAAAAAAGTATTTTCAAAACTAACATGATAGAGGATGAGAGAATTAAAAACTTAGTTAGGTAGTAAATAAAAAAGAGATAGCTATGCTTGATTTTTATTATAGCGATAAATATAATCTTATACCGTTATTTGTTTACTAATAGTTGTATCATATTTACTAGCAATATAAATGATATATGTTTATTATATTAATAGTTAAAATAAATCTTACAAATGTCAATTAAATTTATTAACAAAGATTTCAGCGAAAGCTGCAACAGTTTAGGAATAGAGACAAGAATGACTGCAAATGATGATATCTTTGAGATAGATACTTATCTAATCAACCAACTAAGGTTAGAAGGTCTTCTAAGGCACTTGCACAAATTTGATATCTATTACTACCCAGGTCATGATAAAGTCTCTTACACAGAGTTTGCATAGCGTTTAAAAGCTAATTTAAAATTTTATTAAATCTAATTTTTGTATCTGGGGGACTAGTTGCAAAATTTTTGCTACGACATACACACACGGGGAACTTAAATATATTTCATTTAATTTTTTGGTTCAACTTTTATGGATAATTCAGGAGCTTGTATGTTAACTGTTTCTACTGATTCGCCTATTACTTTGCCGAGGGAGTCTAGTATTTGTGCTGCGGTTTGAAGCTGACCTTTTTTGACTGCTTTGTTGAAAAGGCGGATACGCATTGCTTGGAGGCGAGGTAGAAGAGTTTCTCTATCTTTTTCCCAATCTTCCTTGTTCCATTGTTTAACTTTTTTCCAGTCTTGCCAGGCTGTTACTTCTGATATGCCTTCAATTTTGGAGTGTTCTAGGACGAGTGCACGAGTTGTTTTACCTTCAAGCTGGCGGGAGTATAGGCGTTGTGAACGTAGTTGCACGTTTTGACAGGAGGTACGGGCACGAAAATGAATATTTCTTTTAGGTTTAGATTCTTCTAATGGTTGATCGGCAGGAAATGTAGATGAAACCAC